CTCTTTCTCTCCCCAGCCCGAAACGAAACGGAGGCGACGTTGACAGGTGCGAACCGACAAGCCGTCGAAGACATGATTGCAGCATTGATGAGTATGGGTCGACTGGAGAAAGTCGACTCTGCTCTTGTGGCGGCCGTCAGATCTTTGGCGGACGCTGTCGACGTCGATCCGGCCAACGCTTCGCTGTGGCGCGAGTATCGCGCTGCCGAAAATGACCTGCGAGGTATCGGTGCCGAAGTCGACGATGAACTCACAAAAGCTCTTGCAGACCTGCGAACCACGGTGGGCGACGAAGAGAAACCCAAAGCGAAAGACACTCGGACCAAGCGCGGCGGCGGTAGCCAACGCTCTCGGACAGCCACTGATGCCGTGGCAAAGAATGGTCGCTGACGTTGGTCTCGAGTTGCTGCCTGACGGCCGGCCTGCTTATCGTGAAGTTGTTGTGACCGTTCCTCGCCAGTCGGGTAAGACGACGCTGGTTCTAACGTTCGAGATTCAACGTGCGCTCGCGTGGGATACTCCGCAAAAGATTGCGTATACTGCTCAGACAGGTAGTGATGCTCGCAAGAAGTTGATTGATGATCAGGCACCGATTTTGTCGGCATCGAAATTGCGTGCTGCAGTTTCTCGCGTTCATCGTGCTCAGGGAAACGAGAGCATTCAGTTCAAGGGCGGAAGCCGGATTGATGTGCTTGCTTCGTCAGAGTCGGCCGGTCACGGCAAGACGATCGACCTGGGCGTGATCGATGAAGCGTTCGCTGATGTTGATGATCGACGTGAACAAGCACTGTTGCCTGCGATGGCGACTCGTGCTGCAGCACAGATTTTGGTTGTGTCAACAGCCGGCACAGACGCGTCGGTGTATCTTCGACGCAAGGTTGATGCTGGTCGGTCTGCTGTCGAACGTGGACTTGATACAGGTATCGCGTTTTTCGAGTGGTCTGCTGAAGAGAACGCGGACCCTGATGATCCGGCTACATGGTGGTCGTGCATGCCAGCTCTCGGTCATACGATCACCGAAGATGTTGTGCGGCACGCCAGGTTGACGATGTCTGACGGTGACTTTCGTCGATCGATGTTGAATCAATGGACTTCGAGTGAAGAGCGTTTGATCCCTGCTGCTATCTGGGATGTCGCTTGCTCTGTCGATGCTGCTCCTCGTGGTGATCTGTTCTTTGCTCTTGATGTGAATCCTGAGCGATCGGCTGCAGCGTTCGCTGTAGCTGGAACTGATGGAAGTCCGACGGTTGAAGTTGTTGATCATCGGCCGGGTGTGAGTTGGGCGCTTGATCGCGCGTTCGAGTTGATGGAACGTTGGCCAGGTAGTCCGCTTGCGATTGACGCTCGCGGTCCTGCGGCTCCGTTGATTCCTGATTTGCGGCGCGGTGGCGTGACGGTTGTCGAGCTTCAGCCGGCTACTGTTTCGCAAGCGTGCGGCGTATTGTTCGACGATCTTGTCGATAGTAAGGTTGCTGTGCGCAGGCACGGCGGTTTGGATAAGGCCGCGCATGCGGTTACACGTCAGTTCTCTGGCGACGCGTGGAGGTTCGCGCGTCGAGATGGAACTGACATCACCCCTTTGATGGCGGTCACGTTGGCGCATTGGTGTGCTACTCGTGGTCGTCCCGTTTCGCCGGTTCCGGCGATCGTTGATGCTTGGAGTCTTCTCGATGCGTGATGCAGTAACAACGGTGATGGAAGTGACAGGCGCTGCGCTGGTTGCTGCCGGTCTCGGCATGGTCGCCTTGCCGCTCGGTCTGATTTTCTCTGGGGTTTTCCTGGTTGTCGCAGGTTGGCTGGTGGCTAAGTGAGTCTGTTGTCGAAGTTCGAACGCCGCGAGTTCCGGCCTTTGCAGAATACCGGTTTCACTTCTGGCGGTATCAATTGGTCGGGCGAACCGGTCAACGAATCAACCGCCCTGCAGGTTGCTGCCGTGATGGCTTGTGTCGGTTTGTTGGCGGACAGTGTCGCATCGTTGCCGATTCATGCTGTGCGCCGAGTTGGTGATCGTACCGTCGCCTTGCCGACACCGAAAGTGTTTGTCGATCCATCGTCAACCGTAACGGCTTATGAGTTGATTCATCAGACTGTGGTGAGTTTGGCTTTGCACGGGAACGCATATTGGTTTGTCGATCGCGCATCGAACGGTGAGCCGATCGCGTTGACGCCGATCAATCCGGCTAATGTCGACGTGACATCTGACGGTCGTTTCGGCGAACGCGTGTACACGGTTTCAGGTGATGTTGTCGAGTCCGAGTACATCAAGCATATTCGTTGGTGGACACCACCGCAAGCACTCAAGGGACTTAGTCCGATCCAAGAGCAGAAGACGACGATCGGTCTCGCTCTCGCGATGGAACGGCATCTGGCGCAGTTCTACGCTGAAGGTGGCACGCCGTCGTCGGTACTTGAGACAGATACAAGCGTGACGCTCGAGCAAGCGAAGGTGCTGCAGGAGACATGGTTCAATCAGCACAACCGTAAGCGTCGACCGGCGATCTTGACCGGTGGCATGCGTTGGAAGCCGGTCACCGCATCGGCTGCCGACATGGAGCTGAATCAGACGCGCGAGTTGCAGATCACTCAGGTTGCCCGTATCTTCCGCGTGCCGAGTTATCTGATCAACGCTAAGGGCGACTCGCAAACGTATGCGAACGCGGAGATGGCCGGCCAGCATTTCGTCACGTATACGTTGATGCCCTGGTTGCGGCGGATCGAAGATGCAATGTCTACGTTGCTGGCTGGTCCGGAGTTTGTTCGCTTCGATGTCGACGCGTTCTTGCGCGCTGACACATTGTCGCGTTTGCGCGCATACCAATTGGCGATCTCTTCGGGTATCAAGACGCCGAACGAATGTCGCGCCGATGAAGGTCTCGAACCGTATCCTGGCGGCGACGACTTTGTGATGGCGCTGCCTGGCGCTCCGATGGCCGGTCCTGGAATCGACCCTGCGCCGGTCGGTGTCGATGCGGAGCCGCCGAAGTAATGCCGTGGCATATCGCGCAGAACGTCGGTGACTGCAAGGGATTCGCTGTCGTGAAGGACGATTCAGGCGAGATCGTCGGTTGTCATGCTTCTCGACCTGCTGCGCTTGATCAACTGGCAGCATTGTATGCTTCGGAACAATCGACACGCGCTTCGTCTTTTACACCGACTAAAGAGATGCGAGACGAAGCTGCACGCGGTTTGGCATGGCGGCGCGAGCACGGTCGCGGCGGAACGTCGGTCGGTATAGCACGCGCTCGCGATTTGGTGAACGGTAAAGACTTGCCGCTCGACACGGTGAAGCGCATGCGCAGCTTCTTCGCTCGCCATGAAGTCGATAAACAAGGCGAAGGATTCAGTCCTGGCGAGCCTGGTTATCCGTCTAATGGTCGGATTGCATGGGCTCTGTGGGGAGGCGATCCTGGTTACCGATGGTCTTTGGCGATTGTCAAAGAGGCTGATGAAGAGAACAACAGGAGTAAACCTTTGGAGATTCAACCTGAAATTGGCCGGCTCGTGCTGGCGGAAACGCGTCGAGTGAACGGTCGCGAAGTCGAATATCGAACTGTCACGATGGGCCAGTTCATTATCGAAGACGAAGAGTACGAGGAAGACGAAGAGGACGACGTCGAAGACGATGCAATGCCGATGCGGTTCCGCGGTTATGCGGCCGTGTTCAACATGCCGTCGGAACCGTTGCCGTTCGTTGAGTCGATCGCACCTGGCGCGTTCAAGCGCTCGTTGGCGTCAGGTCGCGAAGTGCGCATGTTCCTGAACCACAACACCGATCAAGTACTTGGCTCGACGCGTTCGGGCACGTTAGTATTGAAGGAAGATGAGCGCGGTTTGTGGGTCGAAAACGATCTGCCGCCCACGTCCGTAGGACGTGACTTGTCGATCCTCATGCAACGAGGTGACGTGCACTCAATGTCGTTCGGGTTCAGTATTCCGCGCGGCGGCGATTCCTGGTCGGAAGACGGCCAGTCTCGCGAGCTGCGTGAAGTGATCCTGCACGAAGTTTCAGTCGTGACCGGTTTCCCCGCTTATCCGGCGACCACCGGTGCTTCGGTCCGCAATGTCGATGATGAACCGTCGACTGATCAGGAACCAGAAGCGATCACGGAAAGAGTCGGCAAGTCAGTTGATCTGGCTCGCCGATACCTGACGCTTGCAGCCAAGCGCTGACGCGTCCGCAGTCCGGAGCAGCCGCTCGGACCCCGCAAGGGGAACCACCGGCATGACCACCACCTGCACCCACAACATCAACCCCACAACGTCCAGAAAGGACACCACCGCTATGAGCGACTTCATCAAGAAGCTTTCGGAGGAGCGGGCCAACGCGTGGGAGCAGGCTAAGGAACTGCTCGACGCTGCCGCTACCGAGAACCGTGAACTGACCGCCGAAGAGGGCGAGAAGTTCGACCGTATCAATACTGATCTCGACGCTAAGGATGCTCGCATCAAGAGCATTCTCGACGCTGAGCAGCGCGCCCGTGACATCGAGGAGAGCCGTGCTCGCCTGGGCGTCAAGCACGATTTGGGTGGCGAATCCAAGCCGCAGATCGACGATAACGAGACCGTTCGTCGCATGATGGCCGGTGAGATTCGTTCCGCCAAGTTCGAGAAGCGCGCTGTCACCAAGTCTGGTGCTGCCGGCACCGTCCCGACGTCGGTGTATGACCGCATCGTCGAGCACCTGGTGCAGGGCAACGTGGTGCGCGGTCTGTCGACCGTCATCACCACTTCCACCGGCGAGACGCTGAACGTCCCGAAGTCCACCGCTTTCTCGACCGCTTCGATCGTCGGTGAGGCTGCGCAGGCTTCGACTTCCGATCCGACGCTCGCCACCACCGCTCTCGGCGCCTACAAGTACGTCGTGCTCGTGCAGCTTTCGAACGAGTTGGCGACCGATGCTGCTGTCGACGTCGGCGGATTCTTGGCTCGTCAGGCCGGCATCGCCCTCGGCGTTGCTACCCGCGGACACATGACCACCGGCGACGGTTCCTCGAAGCCGTACGGCATCGTGACCCGCGCGACCACTGGCGTGACCGGCGGCACCGGCGTCACCGGTGCATTCACCGCTGACAACCTGATCGATCTCCGTTACTCGGTGAACGGTGTCTACACCGCTCAGCCTGGCTGCGGCTGGATGATCAACTCGACCGGTATGGCCGCCGCCCGCAAGCTAAAGGACACGACGAACCAGTACCTGTTCCAGCCTGGTCTGAACGGCAACGTCGACAGCTTGCTCGGTTTCCCCGTGCACATCAACGACTCGATGGCTAACCCGGCCCTGTCGGCGAAGTCGGTTCTGTTCGGTCACCTGCCGTCGTACTTCATTCGTGAAGTCAACGGCATCGATGTGGCCGTGTCCGACGACTTCGCGTTCGACTACTCGGTGCGCACGTTCCGCGTGACGCTCCGCACCGACGCCGATCTCGTCGACCAGACGGGTGCGGTGAAGGTGTTCGTCGGCGGCGCGAGCTGATCCAACAAACAAACTGAACGGCAGCCGGCCAGGTTGATCCTGGCCGGCTGCTGCTCGCAACAAACCTGGAGGAACATTATGCGCATCAAGCTTCTCATCGACATCGCAGGAACTATCGACGGGCAGAACTGGCCTGATCGTGGCGGCGAGATCGATGTTCCGCAGCACATCGCCGAAGACATGATTGCAAACCGTTACGCGGAAGCTGTCGTAAAGAGCGAGACTGCTGCCGTCAACCCTGTGGTCGAGACCGCCGCACGGCCGGCCGCCAAGCCGCGCAAGGTCTGACAGTGGCTATCGTCGCCGGACAAATCACGGTCACTAACACGGCCGCCGTTCTCATTCACCAAACCGACGCCGACGGGTGCGACATCATCGTCTCCGCTGA